TACATTAGCAGAACCGTTTACAATCGCAGGAAACTTTCCAGAAAAACTAGTAAGATTATCAAAATCTCCTAGTGTCAAGGAATTAGTCTTCCAGGGAATTATACTCCAAGATATAATAGTGCCATCTGATACATTAACAGTATTTAAAGTAAAGGTTACACTTTCGCCTTCTATGACAGTATCTTTATTTACAACAACAGAATAAGATGGTAAAGCTTTTTTTGGTCTATCTTGAATAGTAATTGTCGATGATACTTGCAACGTATAATTAAACTCAGGCTCTAAAAGTAGAATTATAGTTTCAGAACCCTCATCTAAAAAATCTTCTAATATTGGAAGAGAAATACTTGCTTTGGTTTCGTCTGGAGAATCTCCTGGCCCAAAAGTAAGTACTCCTTCAACCTGAGCCGTTCCTGATAGATCTTCCTGAGATATACCTACAATTTTATATGGAACAACTGTTCCTATTTCTATATTTTTTGCAACTACATTAAACTGAGCGGTTTGTCCTTCAAGAACAACCGCCGTTGGACTAGTAACATAAAATTCTGCTAGGAATCCTTCTTCTTGAGAAGTATCCGCAACTGAAACTTGTATGGTCTCGTCGTTTCCAGTATTAGTTAATTTTAGATAAAATGTTTCACTTGATTCTGTTTTTTTATCGTTAGCTAAGTTTAAAGTTAAACTTGCTCTGCCACCGGTTATTCTAAAATTTCCTCGTAAGGAAGTTAGCCCTGCAAAATCACCAAGTGTAATACCCGCACCATATATGAGATATGGTACCAAAGTATTGTTTGGTAAATTTGGTGCAAGAAGTGTTATTGTTACAGGTAAACCTTCACTTAGAGATCCTACAGATGATGATAATGTAAGTGGCGGACTTTTACTGGTATCATTAATTGTAATAGGATCACTTGTGGCAACAACCGGGCCACCTATAGCTCCTGTTCTAATAGTTATTCTAAATGTATCTGCCATTTTCTTACCTAATCTGTAATTTGATCTGCTGTAGGTGTTATATCAAAGAATGCTGTACCGTCTTGCCCCACAGTGAATTCTCCGCTAGATGTAGTAAAATCTCCAGCATTTTCCTCTATTTTCCAGTACAACTTAGTACCAGGTAAAACATTAACAGTGAATACATTAATTCTACTAGAAGCCCCCTCGTCTATGTCTGAAGGAATAGAGCTAAATTGATATACAGCAGCAGGACTTTGACTCGTATCATTTATTGTTACTGGATTTGAAGTTGCAACTAAATTATTTCTAGCAGCATCTGTAAATATACTAACACTAAAAGTTTCTGATCCTTCTGTAAATGAGTCTGCTGTAGGTGTTACTGTAAATTCTCCGTTACCTCCTGCATCTATAGTAAAGGATCCTGAAGTTACACCAAACTCCTGAGCATTGGAAGATACTCTCCAGTATAAAGTAGTTCCGGCAGAAACTCTAGTAGTGGAAACAAAAAATGTTCCTGCCTCCCCCTCATTAATTGATGTGGGAACAGATGAGAATGTGTAAACTGGACTAACAGAAGAATCATTTATTGTAATAAAATTACTTGTTACAACGGGATTGCCGCCCAATTGTGTTCTTATTTCTATCTGAAAACTTTCTGAACCTTCTGTCAAAATATCTAAAGAGGGCGTCACTGTAAAAGTACCTTTGCCTGCAGCTGCTGAAAACGAATTTTGAGTAGCTTGAAAATCGCCAGAAGTTAAATTTCCGGATAAAGGAATGCTCCAATATAACTGTCCAGTATAATTAGTTGAAACCTCAAAAGTTGCTGTTACCCCTTCATTTATGCTTGTAGGTGCTATAGAAAACTCAAAAACAGTAAGTACTGGAGTTGTGCTAGTATCAGATATAAGTATCGGATCACTTGTATAAAGAACTGACCCTTGAGTATTTAATTTAAGTTCTATAGAAAATCCTTCGCTACCTTCAGTGAAAGCATCTGCAACTACACTAACAAGAAATGATCCTATTCCTTGATTATCTAATAAGAAACTACCGCTTGTCCCATTGAAGTCTGAAGAAGATGTGCCTATATGATTAATTGACCAATATACTCTCGTGTTGGTTGGAAGATTAGTTGTTTGTATTTCAAAACTACCAGAAGCTCCTTCGTTTATACTTGAGGGCAATTGGGTAAATCTAAATGTGGGAGTTTTACTAATATCATTAATTTTAACCGTAGGACTTTCTGCCACTAAAGTTGTTCTAGCAGAATTTGAAAATACTCTAACTTTAAAAGATTCTTCAGTTGTTTCTGTAGTGAAATCTGATAGGACGTCTACGTCGAAGAATCCCGAATTACTATTAATTTTAAAACTACCAGAAGAAGAGGAGAAATCTGCGCTTGTAGTTGAAACATTATTAATATTCCAGTACAGAGTAGTATCATCCGCAACATTAGTAGTAGTTACTGTAAATCTACCAAAAGTTCCTTCATCTATTGATGTTGGATAAGTAATCTGATACGTAGGAACTACAGGAACCGGATCGGTAACCGTAATTGTTCCACTTGTTGCTACCGGCGTATTTGTAATACTTAAAGTTCTAATACTTATTGTAAATGTTTGATTGCCTTCTGAGGAAGAATCACTTAGCGGAGTAATTGTAAAGGTTCCTGTATTACTATTAATTAAAAATGAATCACTATTTAAAGAAAAATCGGCAGCTGCAGTAGTGCCATGATTTATTGTCCAGAATAGTCTAGTATTGTCAGGAACGTCAGTGGTAGTTACAGTGATTGTAGAGCTTGAACCTTCTGGTATTGATGACGGAACAGTTGAAAATCTATAGGTAGGTACTATAGTTTCATTAATTACAATAACAGAACCACTTGTAGCAACTACAGGCCCAGTTGTGCCTCCCGTACGAAGCTGAACTGAAAAGGTTTCCTGCGTTGCCTCATTGAAGGTTCCTTCTGCCAGTGGCCGTATGTCAAAGAATCCTGAACTATTATTAATTTCAAAACTACCACTTCTAGCTAAGAAATCAGAATTTGAAGTAGTATCATTAACAATAGTCCAATATAAAGTAGTACCATTCGGCACACTTACTGTTGAAACTTCAAACCTTCCTGTTCCACCCTCTGTTATACTATTGGGAATAAGGGCAAAGGAATAAGATGTTACTGGTGTTGTTGGGCTATTTACATAAACTGGATCAGATGTAACTTGTACTGTTCCATCATAACCACCTGTTCTCAGTTCTAAAGTAGATTGGCTGGCTGTAGTATAACTAGTAGAAACTGTTCTAGTTAAAGTTCCTTTTTGTCCATATATTCTTATTTGTAATTCTTTTTTGCCGTCTGTAAATGCGGAAGAAGGCACATTTCCAATTTCGTTTAGATATATTACAGAACCGTCAAATACATCTGTAGTATAAATTGTATAAACGACTTTGGACCCTCTTTGCACTAGGGAGACATCTGCTGTTATACGAAAAGTTGGGCGCGGAGCAAACAGATATCTATTAGGAGCACCATTTAGTTTTGTAGCTATTTGATATTCATTTGGCTCAGGCATTTCAGGTGAAGTAAAATTTTCTATATTAGTTGTATGTGCACCTAATCCTGTGTCTAGAAAAACACTTCCATTATCTGTTTGTATAAAAGATTTATTATTAGTTCTAGATCTTGGATAATCCTGAGAGTCACTCGAAGGAATTTCAGTAAAAAATCTTTCTTTAACTGTGTTAAAAGCGGCAGTATTTTTTCCTAATCTAATATATTCTCCGGTCCAATAAGCTAATCCACCGATGTCTGCTTGTCTATATAACCCATAGAAAGTAGTACCATTATATGTGCCGATTAGGTTATTACTTTCATATAGCATTTGAGAAATATACTTACCATCATCAATAGGTATATTATATTTCTTTGACCAAGCCTCCCATGTTATAGTTGATTCTGTTTTTATAAAATTCATTATTTCTTGGGGAGTCGCATCAGGCTTTAATTCTAAAAAGCATGCTAACATACCGGTCACTTGCGGCGCTGCCATAGATGTGCCACTATACGAACTCAAAAAATAGTTTGAATTTCTTGAGTCTCTGACATCTCCTTTCAATTTGGTTGAAGATATTATATTTTTTCCTGGAGCGAGAATATCTACAGCTGGGCCTTTACCAGTAAAATCAGTAGGAGTTTCTTGAAGTGTATCGGCTAGAGCACCCACTATGATAGCGTTTTCTACTCCCTTTTTTGTCCCCAATATAGAATGCCTGTTAGGATACCCCGCATATCCAAAGAGTTCAAATAAGCTATAATGAGATATGTAGTTATCAGCATCCGGACCACCTTCAACGTCAAGTTTAAAGCCATAATTGCCTGCTGCCCAAACGATATGTATACCTTCCGCGCTTGCATCTCTTATATCCTCAATCATTGGATCTAATACATTTTTAATTTCATCCTTATCAAGCCAACCGGAGTATTTCTGATTACCGACATGTATAACCGGATCTGACTGACCCCGTCTGCGCGCCATGTCCACCATACTTTCAGGAAACCCCAAATCTGTATAGTTTTTTAAACCATTACCAGTGGAACTCCATTGTCCGTAATGCTTGACGCCTCGGTGTATAATATAATTATCGGGATTAGTCCACCAAAATCCTGGGATGCTTTGAGCGCCGCCCCAAGAATTATTGATAATTGTAGGATTTCTGTAACCCGTTTTTGGGTTAATAGGTTTGTTTTTATGAAAAGCTCTAAAATAATCAAATACGTATAGATACCAATCAAGACCGGAAATTCCTTGTTGATCCTCAGGTATTCCTACAATCGGATCCCCCGTGTAAATGGTAGCGTTGTAAATACTTGCATCTTTAGCCCAACCTTGGGTGTTTCCGGCAGCGGTTCCGGCGACGTGAAATCCATGATCTGAGTCTGAATAACTAGCGTTATAACTATAAGTTTTTGCAGGAGTACCCCTAACAATCGGATCTAAACTATACCAATTAAATTGATTATATCTGCTAGTTCCTCCCCCATCTGGATTAGTGTAAAACTCAGGATGGCTATCAGTTACATTCGCATCCATTATGATGATGTCCACATTTTTTCCAGAAAGAGGAAATTTTATAGTCTCAGTTCTTCTTTGTATTGCATCACTGCCCCCTGATAGGTCAACATACCAAGTATTTTGTCCAGATTGATTTCTATATGTTTCTCCCTTTATACATCTTAGCAATCCCCAATTTTTATCTGAACTTTTTGCAGTTGAAGTTTTCGTAAACGTAGAACGTTGTTCCCAATAAAGTACAAAATCTGACATGCCAACTTCTTTCATGGATAAAACAACATTCTGAACTCTAGGATCTTTTTTAATTTGTTCAGCTTCGCTTTTAGTCAAATAATAAAGTGTATTTCTACTGATTGGTTTTCGATGAGATAAATCTACTGCTCTATCAGGTATGTAGAGATTGCCCCCTGGAGTTTCCATGTCATTATAAAAATCGTCAAGATCCTCATATTTGTATAGGGTAACTACATATTCTCTTAAATTTTCCATCTTTTAGAATCCTGGATATCTAAACTTAATAGTTCTTACATTCGGAACAGAAATTACTTTAGCTGTGTGACTGATATTATTAATGGGGCTGGAAACATTTCCTGTATATAATACTTCTATATTTCTTCCTTTAGTTAATCCATGCTGTATAGGAAAGGTAACTGTTACCGCACCTCTAGAAAAAGAGTAAGTTCCTGTCAAGCTTTCAGTAGGTGGACCGGCGGATATTGTAGTATTACTACTATAATTTACACCCGATTCAAGTATATCAAAACTTGTAATTGTTCCAAATCTATTTACGCTATTTACTCTTGCTCTTGCAAGTATTCCGGTATCATCGGTTATGGTTATTGGGTGATCTTTTTTATACCCTACGCTACCATCTATTATATCTATTTTGCTAATTACAGAATAAACTTTTGCGGACAGAGGAGGAATATCAAAAACAGTTCTATTTAAAAGTATAGTTTTTGTTGCACCAATTTCTTCGTCCTTTAAAAACGAACCTTTTATAGTTGTAGGATCTAAAACTAATTCATATACATCATACTCTTGTAAATCTACTTTAATTACTTTGCTTACTATAGCTCTTGCCCCAGAAGTCTTTCCAATAACCTCTGTATTTTCAAAATCAAAAATGTTTTGTCTGTAGTTCGTTTCCTGTATTCTCAAAGAATAATAAGTAGTCCACTTTCCAGAGGAAGCTTTTAATACAATATCATAAGGATAAAAGAATCCAATTGTTTCTTTGTATAAGATATTAAATAGTAATCGATATGCAGGTTCCGTGCCTTTTTTACTATAAATTTCTCTTATTCTTTTAACTAAGTGCCTGTTATTTGCTAACTTAGATTGAGGCATATCAAAGGCATAATTTTGAATAAATCTAGTTATTAGATCATTTGTGGTTTTATCTATATCCGAATATTTAGTTATATCTTGAAGTATTTCCTGAGACTGATTATTTTGTTCAAGAAATTCATAATATGCTTTTAAAAAAGTTATAAACGTAGTGTAATCTGTTTGTATAAAATCGGGCATCTGATCTTCAATAAGAACAGACAATCTATTCTGTATTCGTTTAAAAGGATTTTCTGCCCCGTCGCTTTCGTAAAAGGTATAAATCAAAGGATCTTTTAACTTCCCCAGATTCATAAAGCTTTCTGGAATATAAAATTCGCCTTTTCTATTATAAAAGGTAAGAACTCTATAAATGCCTTTTCCGTTTCTGTCTAAATCTTCCCGAATCGCTTCTTCTCTAGTAGTGAAGAGGGGATAAAACCAACCTTCTAGATAGCCGGCAAATGAATTTGATCTAGATGCCCCATATATCTTCAGTGGCCCTAGTAGCTTTTTTGGCTCAAAAATATTAATTGACATTTTAGGATGTAGTGACGGTTATATCTAATCCTGGACTTCTTTTTACTAAAGCATCAAAGGTACTATCATCTATTACTAATATTAAGTCTCTTGAGGATTGTATGTCTAATTCTTGTATTCTAGAAGAAATTCTTACATCGGTTGCGTTCTCATAAAATCCCGCAGGTCTCAAAACTGGAATAGAAATTATACCGGAGGAATAGTTAACTGTTCCTAAATTAGATAGAAGAATGTTTTCATTAAAAGAATCATATAAATGTATAACTCCCGCATTCTCAGAAGTGGCAGCATCCTTCATATACACCGAGTATATTGTTTGATTTATTTCATAATAAAAAACCGTTGACTGAATTGATCCCGGAATTAATTTGTTCGCAAATTTGATTGCCGCTTTTCCCGCGTATCCGTTATTTACATTTACCTCAGGTGCTATTCTTTTTTGTATTCTAAATGTACTAACGTTTCCTATTATAGATTTATCCAACGCATCTATATTTCTAGAAAGCTTAGAATATATAAAAGGTTTATTAAATTTTTGTAACTCAAATTTGAAATATTCTTCTATAGTATTTCTGGCTAACGATTCTAGGTCAGAAACAGTGTATCTTGAATTTTTAGCATCAAATTTTATTTTAACATCTAAAGTTATAAACAAATAATTTGGATCTATAAATTCAGGAATAATTGATAGTATTTTTTTATCTTTTAAAATTTCTTCTTTGATTTTATTTTTTAATTCATTATTAATAGTATATCCGGTATATGGTTTTAGAGAAATAATTACTTTACCATACATAGGAGGATCATTTTCTTCTCCTCCCCAAACCGAGACTGATTCCACCAAGGGATAATTTGCCTCAATAATAGATTTATAATCATTGGAAGTTACTGCTCTATTAAATGATGATAAAAATCTAGGAGCCTTAAATTTAATTTCATCTAGAGTATCTGGCTCATCTCCACCACTTGAATTTTCTATCGCTAAGATTGGCGTTGAAACTTTTAGATTACCTGCAGTAACAGATAAGCTAAATTGTTGTTCTATATCACTAGAAATATTACAAGCAGAACCATTACTTACTAGATATTCTATTTTAACCAGATTTCCTGAAGTAAGTTTTTTACCAAGTACACCATCGCCAAAGAAAATTTCGTAATAACCTACCGGGTTCTGTTCTAGAAAATACACTAAGGAATTCTCAGTAAGTCCTTCTAAGTTTCTTGCCGGCGTATAAATGGTTTGTACAACATCCGAATAAGAATTTTGAACTGTTACTCTTATGGTTGTTGTGTCAATATTTAAATTCGGAATAATATACTTTTCTGAAGGCCCAGATATATCTACTCTGTAAGTATAACTTAAAGGTTCTCCCTCGACAATAGTTATATCACTAAAGGCATATCTACCATTATCTAATCTAACTGTTGTTGAATCTAAATTTGAAAATGTGTATACTGTATTGTTAATAGAGGTAGTAAATGTAGAAAATTTAGGCAACGTTAAGGTTGAAGGAGTGCCAGCTGGAGCATCCGCAACAAAGGAAATTTTAGCTCTAGCACTTCTATAAGATAGAGGAGTATAACCTAGATGTTTTGCTATTGAAATTGCAGATTCTCTTTTATTTGCAGAATCTAAAAACATCTCATTAGCAACCATATTTGCTAAATAAGAATTGTAATAGGTGTTATAAGATAAGATATCTAGTAAAATGGAAAGACTAGAAGCATCGAAATCATAATCTTTAAAAATAAGATTATTGTCTTTATCTCGATAGTTAGTTAAGAATTGTTTTAAATTAACTTTGATTTCGTCAAAGTCTAATTCTGAAATTCTATAATTTGCCATTTATCGTACTCTGCTTAGAAATGTTGATACTGTTATAGGTCGGTCAGTATTTTTTAAGGAAAAAACTACATTTACAATTAATTCGTTTGAACTAGATGTTTCATTTACAGAAATATCTATTATCCTTACTCTCGGTTCGAATTTTTCTATAGTTTCTTTAATTGTTCTTTCCATTGCAATTTTAACTGCCGCAGTAAAATTTTCAAATAATAAAGAAGTAACTTGAGTTCCTATTTCTGGCTGAAATGGCCTTTCGAAATTTTTAGTTAATACTAAATGTTTTACTGCAGTTTTAACTGCTTCTTCGTCTGTTTTAAGATAGATATCCTTCGTAAAAGGATT